GTGGGAACGGATTCAGGTTGAGGATCGTGACCGGACTGTCGGCCTCGGTTTGTTTGAGCAGGCGCTGAATCTCGGTATACCTCTTGGCTGTCCATCGTTGGCCTGGATCGCGGTACTTACCGGGATCGCGGCCGAACAGCGCCTCGGCATTGGCTCGCTGCATCTCGGGGGTAATCACTACTGTTGCCATAGAAAGGGTCCTTTCTCGTTGGAACTTCGAATATTAAGAGCCTCCCGCTTAAAACCGAGGAGGATGGCAATGACTGCGTTTGTGCAGACGAGAACGAGCCGCTAAGGCTCCCGCTCACAGAATTCCAACATGCTCGTTCGGCTTGCCGATTCTGGCAGCCAACTCCTGCCGCCACCGGCTTGCCGCAAGCGACCCGCTCTTCATCGGCGAGAGATGATCGGCCATCATCATCGCGTATTCATCCTTGCGCTTCCGCTCCGCCAGTTCTTCCTCATATTGGTAGCGCAGCAGTGCCTCCTGCGCCCGCGAAGCCGGCGTGCCGCGGCGGTTGCTGATGCCGGAGGAATAGCTTGAAATCATCTTCTGCAAGATGTCGGTCGAGGGAACCTTCGGCCACGACCCGAAAATCATCTCGTAATCCCCGCACTCGGGATATGGCCCCAGCATGGGCGTGATGCCGTCGATCGCTTTGAAAGAATGCCATTCCTCAGGAGTACCGTAGGCCGAGGCCGGAAACCATTTCTCCAGGATCCACCCGTCCGCCTGGGGATACTTGCGTATCTCGCGCATTTCCGTCACAACCCGCATCGGCTTGTTCTCATGACGATGAAAGTTGACGCCCGGCTGATCGGGAAGGGGATCAAAACACAGACCGCCCTTTTCCGCCGTCGTCAAGCCAGGAGCCCAATCGCGGTAAACACCTGCTTCTTTTACCAGCCGGTCGGCGCCGATCAGCAGCCGCCAGTGCGGCTTGCCATAAGGATTCTTGCCGCCGTAGCGCGTAAGAAACTTCTGAATTGCCGAGGGAACGATGTAGTTCATGCCGGCGGCTCTCCATTTCTGGTTTTGCTGCAATAAAAACGGGGCCGGAATGGTTGATCCGACCCCGCGTCTATTCTCCGCGGCGAAGCCGCGCTGCCTTGACGGCAGGTCCTAGTTGAAGACCGGAACCTTCAAACCGGTCACTGACGAGATGGCCTGCGGATTGTCGACAGCGTACTGCCGCGCATCCACGTAGTAGCAGCCCTCGTTGGCGGTCGGATTGCCGGAAGCCGGGTCGTAGATCTGGAAGACCCACTGCCCGCTGCGGTTCTTGAACCAGAAAGGCGCCTTGCCCCACACCACCTTGAGCCACGAGCCGAAGTCCATGAAGTCGATACGGGTATTGTCGGCGTGAATATTGCGGACAATCTCGCGGCCAGCAATAGTGAACTGTCCTACATCGGCAGTCACACCATCGAAGCCGGGCATTTTGCCGTTCGACATCAGGATTTCCTGCTTGGCGAAGCCCATCTCTTCGTAGGCCTGGATCTGCGATGGATGCGCATGCCACACCTGCGACTTGAGGGCGTCCGTACCCAGCGACTGCTCAACGCGCGAGAGCGCGGCGCGCAGCATGGGCAGGGAGAGAGGAGCTCCGCCGGCAGCAACTCCGTTGGCCACCACATAGCTCTGCGTCCGGGCGATGCCAAGATAAGTCCCGGTCGTCGAGGTGTTGTGGAAGTACGGGATGCCGTAAAGAAAGACCGGCGTGGTTGCCGCGACTCCGGCCACCATGATGAAGTCGCCAGAGACGGTTCCAGCCGGAACGCTGTCCACGGTAATGGACTGCACGCCGCCGAGCTTGTTGTTCACGTTGGTGACGTAGCAAGCGCCGCGCAGCGTGTAGTTACCGTCGCCGCTCATCACCTGCACCTGCTGGCCCTGCGAGATCAGCCGCGCGCCCCAGGGGCTGTTGGCGAGCACGATCGGATTGGCCCCACCGCCGCCGTAGCTTGTGTCCACCTGACCGATTTTGCCGTCGCCGGACTGCTGCAAGAACTGATCGCGATTCTTCGCCATCTGCACTGCAACGTCGGCCAACGTCTTGGTGACCGGGTTTTCAGACACAACCTTGGGACCGCCCTCGCCAACAATGTCCACCAGCCGCGAGTATTCGACTGGAATCACATATGCCAGAGGGGTGACGGTACCCTGTACCCACTGCGAGAAGTTGCCCGCCGGCAGAATGCCGCCGTCCAGGTTGAACATGGCGACGTTGCCGGGAAATGCGGTCTGGAAGCGGACGCGGAAGCTCCGCAGGGAGACCGGGGTGATGGAGCCGCGCTCGGAAATGCGGTTGTCGAGCTTTGCCTCTTTTTCGATGAGCAGCTTGATGACGTCATTCAGCGCTTCAAGCTGCAGTTCCTGTGTGGTGCTCGCTGCACCGGGCAGATTGGGCATAACGAATCGATCCTTTTCTAGGTGGAAGAGCCTGGCTCCCGGGCGCTACGGCGCGTTCCTCGCGCCGCTGCTCGATCTTGTCGGGAGAGTTTCACCAAGACGACATCAACTGCAGCACGCGCGGAAGAATCTGTTCTTTCGCGACGTTGTCGAAGGTCCTGCCGGGGTTAGCCTTGTGCCACTCCGCTTTGGCCGTGTCAAAGGCCGTGCCGGCGCTTAGCGCCGAGCTTCCCCGGGTCGGGCCCGTCGAGCCTTTCGGCTCGGTCTTCTTCGTTGCGTCGATCTGGGCGTCTACTTTGGCGCGCTTGGCCGCCGCCGAGGCCGTGGCCTGCACTCCGGCTTGGCGCAGTTCCTCGCGCGCCACGTCGGGAAGATATTGCTGGATTGCCCGGTCGATCGCGGCCAGCCTGCGCTGTCTTGAGGCATCGCCGGCCGGTAACCGCTGTAGCTCGCGCATCTGGCCTTCGAGTGCGGGATTGGCTTGAATCTTCCGCACCAGCTTGGCTCCGATGGCTTTGGGAAGAATATTCTTGAGATAAGGACTGATGGCAGCGCCCTGCTTTTCAACGTTGGCCAAAATTCGCTGAACCCCATCGTTGATTCTCTTCTGCGCCTCCTGCTGCAGCCCTTGTTCGAAGTTCCTTCTTTCCTCTACCCGCGCACCGTGCCGCCGCTGTTTCAACTCGCGCTCGCTGCGCTCTACCGCCTCCAGCCTCCGGCGTAACGACTCCGGCAGCTCCTCTTTCGCCGGGGAAGGGTCGGCGGTTTCTTCCCTGAGGATCTCCAGTGCGGCCTTGACGCTTTCATCCCGGTCCCGCTCCTCCTGCGAGCGGTACACGTTGGCCTTGAGCCGCGCCTCGACCTCAGCGCTTCGGTGCTCCAGGTCCAATCCCACGACATTGTCGACGAATCCGTAGAAATCGTCGCCGATCACCGGCTGCCCATTTTCGATCAGGAACCCGCCATTTGGGTCCCGCTCATAGGAAAGCTCGGCAATCTTAGCCAGAGCCGTGAGTGTTCCCGCTCGCGTGGTCGAGCCAAGGAAGGTTTCGCGCACGTCGACCCAGGTGGCCGCATGCTCCTGCGCCGACTTGGCCGAGTCGAGATCGGCAAACAGCTCGCGATATGGCTTGAGCTCCGCCGCCTCCCGGGCGGTCTTATAAAGCTGGCCTTTCAGCTTAGGATCGCCGTCGAGCAACTTGGCAAACTCCTCGTTCTCTTTTGCCATCTGGCTAAGCCCTTCGGGGGTGACCGGTGCATCGGGCTCAAGCTGAAAATCTTCATCGGTCACGACCGGTGCTTCATCAGTCGCTATGGGCGCTTCATTCGTGTCGGCCGTCCCTGCATCCTCGGCAGTCTCAACCGCCGGAGTTTCGATCTGGTTCGAATCAGACTCGGCTGCTGTTTCGAGAGTGGGCTCTGCGGCAGACGCGGCATCTGCGTCAGGCTTGGAAATAGCTGCTAGCCTCTCGTCGAGCAGTGCCTGCGCGTAGTCCTCGCGCCGCGGATACTTCGCTGGGTCCACGCCAGACGGTTGTCGGGAGCCTTCTGCTGCCGGCTTGCTAGAAGGTGCAGTTGCGGTGCCCGAAGTGCCTGCAGGTGCGGCGGCCGGAGCTGCCGGTGCCGGGGATGCCGCCGCCGGAGCGGAAGTTGGAGAAGAAACTGTGGCAGCCGGAGCTACTGGAGAAGCCATCACATCTGTCGCCATGGGTGTGCTCTTATCCTCGATAACCTTACGATGTGTCGCTGGTTCCGCGCCGCCCTATCCGGAGCGTGTTGTTCGACGGATGGGAAACCGCGGAACGTGAATTTTCGGTGATCAATTTTCGGGTTTCAGCAAAGGCCAGCGTTTTCGACTTCGGCGAATCCACTCGCTTGCTACTTCTTGACCGCCTCTGCCAGACGGATCAGTGTATTGGCCGCCTGCACCTGGCGCTGGATATTGCCTCCGGTTGCCGCAGGTGGCAGATGCATCAGGTTGCCGACGGTGTGGGCCACGTCATCGATCGCATGGGCAGGAATCTTCGGCGTCGGTGTCTCTTGCGGCGCTCCTGCCTGGTCGACCATCGCTCGCCGCTCTGCCTGCTCCATTGCCTGCTGAGTTTCAAGTGCGACCGCAGCCGTCAGATACGCAAGCATATTTTGCCAGCCCGTAGGATTCTTAGCTGGCAGATCGGAGTTCTCCTGTGCGTACTGCCTCACTACTTGCTTGAGCACAGCGAAGTCATCGATCTCCTTGTCCGGCAGAACGGATGGCTTCCACCGTCCCGTCGGTTCGCCGGTGCGAGGGTCGAGATCCGGGATCGGCTGCGACTTGACGAGCTGGTCCAGAATCTGGAGAACCTTGGCCCGCATCGCCGCTCCAGGAATGACAATGCCGGGCACGCCGAGAGCTGTTGCTGCCTGCTCCTGATTGCTCGGCTCGCCGAAGATTGCCTGCGCGACGGGATTGGCTTCCGCCGCTTGCATCAGGTCCATCCATCGCTGCCGGAGCTCGGCGGCCGTCATCGGAAAGCCCTGGTCGATGTCGGGATAGGCATGGGCATTGCCCTGCAGGTCGTCCAACCGCACGTAGTTGTTGCGAAACTCTGAGCCATTCTCCAGGATTACCTGGCGCAGGTCGTCGGTCATGTTTCGCTGCGCGCAGCGGACTGCCAGCCCATCCGCAGCCGCATGCTCGTCGCGCAGGTTCTCCCAATAGATGTTCAGCTTGCCTAGAGCCACGTTGAGCTGCTGCTGCTGCCCGCCGAAGGTTTGGATGTTGTCATCGCCCGGGCCGCCGTGGATCTGCGGTGGCACTCCGGCAAAAATCTGCGCATTCAGCGCCAGCTTGTCGAGGTAGGCGAAAGCCTCCTCATGCATTTGGAACTGGAACTGGAAGAGGGCGTCGGCTAGACGCTGTGATCCGGGAGCTCCCGTCCGCTTCAGCTTCACCAGGTTCAGCACGCCGGGAAGCATTGGCTTGCCCTGCATCGCCTTGTTGTCGATCAGGTCCGCATTCGCTAAGGTCACTCCTGACGAGCAGCGATCCATGAACTCGTGCAGGATATTCGCCATGTCGTTGTAGCGCTTCTGGAATGGAACGACGACATCGCCGATCGCCGGCGGATAGAGGCCGAAGGCCTCATGCGTGCCCACCCACGTCCATTCGTCGACCAGCTTGGTCTCTTGCGCCGAGAGAAACGTATCGCCGACATTTACCAGCAGAACGCCATTCGGATAGAGCTCCCGCATCCTACGGCCGAATTCCTGATCATCTTCAAGATCGAAGGCCCAGGGCTGGATCCACGTGCGAGAGAGTGTGGGGCGCTGGTCTTCGAGGATGCTTGCATACGTGCCGGTCTGTGAGTAGACCTGCTGGCGCGCGATGCGGTCGATGCTCCCGTTTGCCGAGAGCGTGCTAGTCGATGAGGTGACAATCTCGTCATACATCCCGGGATATGCCGACCGTAACGCTCCGATGTGTACCTCAACCTCGAGGTTGAGAATTGGGGTCTGATAGAGATTTTGTGCCGCCGGATCGCAGTCAACCTCCAGTGGGCAATAGACATTCTGCGCCACCATGCCGTTCGGCAGCTCTTCCTCTCCCAGCTTTTGGACCGCGAGCCCTTGCTCGGCGGGAAAGAAGGACTCCGCTCCCAACTGAGCACCGCATCCCTCACAGAGCGAATTGGCATCCATCAAGCTAGCACTGGATGCCGGCGTATCGTGCCCACAGGTAAAACAGTGATAGCGGGAGGGTAAGATCTGTGTTTCCGCCTCCTGAAAAATTGGCTCGTGCCGGCTGCCCGCGCGGTCTGCGTCTACCACGTAACGCGTATGTCGGAAGGCAGCGCCGGTGGTGTAGAGATAGAGCAGTTGCTGTTTCAAAAGTGACTGCTCGCGGTTCTGCCGCTCGATGATCCCGATCAAGATTTGGGCCGCCTTGGCTGTTGTCACATCGATGAGCTGCTCGGCATTTTCCGGCATCCAACGCGACTTCGGAATCTGGGGCGACAGTGCCGCCACAAACCCCGTGGCCAGCATTTGGTAGAAGTTGTTGCAATACTGGTAAAGGTCCTTGTCGTCCGAGTCTTCGGCATGGCGACCGTTTTCGTGTATCCAGCCGACTGCATCGAAATAGTTGGTGCTTCCCGGCCCAAACGCGATGAACTGGTTTCCCTTGAAGAACTCGAGATTCAGCAAACAGCGTTGGATCAAAGCCATTCGGTCCTGGGACCACTGGTCTTTATATCTCCGCACAATGCCGATGAGCCGCTGCTGGTCCTCAGGCGTCAAGCCCGGGCTATTCTCGGGGTCGCTCGAGACCCCCGTCATTGGATCGAAGGGCGTATGCTCCCGCGGTGGACGGGGAATGGAGGAAACCGTGTTGGGAATCAAACCAAATCCTGAATTCGTGGCCATATGGAACTTCAACCATTTGTCCTTGGGCTAATTCTGTAAGAAGGGGGATTCGCCGGCGGCGAATCAGGCGAGGCTAGTAGCTGCTGGCGGTCTTGCGTCCTAATTCTTCTGCGCGATCAAGCGCGGCGTTGACCGGATCGCCTTCAGCAATCCAGGCGATGCGACTGCTCGCGGGCCGTTTCTCTTGCTTGCGCCGTAAGCTGCGAGTCAGCGCCTCTGCCAGTTTGGCCGGCCTTCGGCGCAGCCTGAGCAACTCATCGAGTACGTCTTCCTCTGTTGAAGGTTCCGTGGAAAGACTTTTGTCCGTCTCGTCTTCCGTTGCGCCTGTGGCCAATGGCGCGGCATATAGCGGTCCACCCAGGCCAAGCATCGCTAGTCTGTCCAACAGAATTCGGCGTTCGGCCTTGAGCTCAGTAACGTCGACAGTCAACAGGTCATAGGCTGCGCGGGACACGAAAGGCCACTTCACAGCGCCTCCACCGTGTACCAATAGGTGTAAGTGGGGTTTGTTGCGGGCGAGCCGCCGATGGCACTGCCGATTTGGATATTGGTCCCAGCTCCGGCCATAAACGTCTGACAGGATGTTTCACCGCGCTGGGTTGAAGTGTCCGCGCCTAGCGTGGTAGCAGTCGCTGTAGCACCTAACGCGTTGTTGGATTGCGTCGCGGTTCCGTTGTTATAGGTAAACAACATCGCAAGAGTCGCACCGGTAGAACCGACCGTCGTCACGACGGCGCCTTCGCAGAGCCTATAAACGCCTTTCGCGGCTGGCGTATAGACCGTGATGGTGGAAAGGTTGGCGCTTGCGCTTGCTGACCCAGAGGCGACTATGCCAGTGCACGTTGCGCCACTGCTGGTTAGGTGCCCAGAAGAATCCAACTGTCCGCAGCCGGCAGTGGTTATGGACGGAAACTGTGGAGCGCCGTAAATGACCGATTGCGTTGTGGCGGTGCCATTGACCCCCGATGAGCCGATTACCACTTGGTCCGAAGCGGTGTTCGTCGCCCCTTCGCCAATAGCCGTTGAGTTGGCGATTCCGGTGGCAGAGTAGCCAGTGAGAGTCCCTATTGCGACATCGTTGTTTCCATTGGCTCCAGCTCCACTACCGACAGCACCCGCCTGGTACCCAATGCTCACGCTGCTGGTGTTGGTCTCGCCAGAGTTGGCGCTGTCACCAATGGTGACATTCGTGTTTCCGGTGGTGCGGAGATCATCAGCGCTTGATCCGATAGCAACGTTATTGCTTCCAGATACGTTCCGCTCTAAGGCGGCTGTCCCAAGAGCCAGATTGCTCGATCCCGTGGTATCGGATTCCAGAACATCACTCCCACCCAAAGCTATGTTTGAGCTGCCCGATGTCACATTTTCCAGGCCGCCGTTGCCATCGGTGGCAATCATCAAATTGCCGTAGCCGCTGGTAATAGAGGTGGGAATTGTCTGCTGAAAATAGAAATTGGGATCGGGCGTGGCATTGTCGGTTGCCAGGTAGGCATTGTTGATCGAATCGACATCGATATCTGCCGGATCGGCGCTAAGCTGCGCACCGATCTGGGCCGACGTAGCAATCGTCGGCGCACTGGAGCCGTTAAGGTTGGGGATGCCAGAACCATTGAGCCCACCAAAGGTGGCGTTGTTGTTGTATTGCATCGCCCCCGTAGTGCCGCCCGGGTTTGGTCCGCCGCTGTTTGCGCCCGGAACGCCGCCAGGGCCGACCTGCTGCGCGAATGCATGGCGAGTGGGGAATGTTCCAGCCGCGATGAGCGTGGCAAGAAGCACTGCGATCGCAGCGGCGACCCCAAATGATCGCATTTCGATCTTATCGAGCCACTTCATCATGAAAACTCCGAAACCCGGATGGTTGTGGCGGTGGCGGATGCAGACCGAATCTGGATCAGCGGCGTCGCCGGAAGCGAGTAGCCGCCCGAAGAGTCAGGGCCGTGTCCGAGCACTGGCGCGTATCCGCCGCCCTGCGGAACCGGTTCGCCAAGGATGATCGGCTCGGTCTGCGGCGCAATCGCGAACGGACCGTTCCAGGAGGGATTAGCCGGGTCCATGCTCGTCGGGTCGGGGAGCATATATTCCAATCCCTGGCTGGTCCCGTTGTTTGCGCTGTAGTCTTCTAGGATCTCGACTCGGCGCGTGACTTGCGTGGCATACACCGTAGTGTAGGCTCCGCTATTGGAGTTGATTACGACGTTACGCACTTTGGCCATTCGATTTCCCCTTGCGCAAGCTCAGCAGCGTCTCTGCGAGCCTTGCGCGTCTCCCGAGCGTCCCCGGGTCTTCGTCGTGCTCCTCGGCAAACTCCGCCGTCTTTTTGCCGGCCCGTTTGGCAGCGGCGGTCAAGCCTCCCGGCTTTTCGAGCGCTTTCTGAATCCAGTGCTTCTTTCGTTCCATCATTTCCCTCGCCTTCCCCTCAGATTGCGCACTCTCGCTGCAAGACCTTGTCCAGTCCTACAAGAGCGTCCCAGTCTTGCTCGAGAGCTTTCGCTTCCTCGATAAACTTCGCGTCCTCCGTCTCGTCTTCCATCGCAGCGATGTCCCGTTTTACCGCTTCGATTTCAGGACCTTCAAAAGCGGAAAGCGGATCATCGACATAGGCGTCGATATGGGCTGCTGCTGAGGTGACGATGGAACGCGCCGCATCGAGCGCTTCCGGAGCGATTGCAGCCTTCGGAGGCGTGGCGCGCGCCGCGGCGCATGAGGTCAAAAGCAGCAGACAGGCCGGCCACAGGAGTTTGATCATCTCGTCCTCTTTCTGTATGGCCGTTTCACGCAAGCGCAAGGCCATGCGGATCAGAGATCCTTCTTACGAGCGAACGAAACCGTTGGACACGGTCTTGCTCTGCTATTTCCCTTGAGCTGCTGTGAGTACACTTTCCGCCACAGATACGAACGCCTTGGCGTCCGCGACAACCTTGAGGAAGGCCGCGTAGGTTGTAGAATCCGCGGGAAAGTCCAATCCACCTGCTCCGACTGCGGGAGCAGCCAGGCTGATAAAGCTCTCGATATCGGCGAACAGTGTTATTGCAGCGGCGGCTGCCGCCGGCGCGATCGCTTTTTCTGACGAGAATATCTTGGCGGCCTTCTCGCCCAATCCCAGAAGGAATGAGCCGGCTTTCAGTAGGGCGCTTTCAATGGTAGTGAACGGGTTCGACATAGAGTTTTCCTTTACTTGTGGGTTGTGGGAACGGGGAAGAAATTCGAGGGCAGTGGACTCTGTTTCAGATATGCCAGCGCCGGGATGATCGCGCCTGCAGCCACGACTTTACCGAGCGCCACCAGCCCGGCATGGGTGAAGTTGAAATCTTGTGGCTCTGCAAATGTCGCGGCAGCCGCTGAGGCTGCACCTCCTATCGCAGCCGCACCGAATCCGTGAAACCAAACCTTCCAGTTCATGGGTATGCTCCTTGGTCGCATTTTCATCGTTGCTTTTGGGCGAGCTTGATCGAGCTCGCGGCGCCCTTGCTTGCGCGGTGCGAACAGAAGGTTCTATATGTTTCTGAAGGGAAGTATGAAAGAGTCAGGCTGCCGCCCGCCGCATCCATCCTGCGCGATACTGTTCAAACAAGGGGTTCCGCTCGATCAACCGTTCGTAATATGCGGTGGCGGTTTCTTTGAGTCGGTCGAGTACCGTCTGCGGATCGGCCCGATCGAGATGATCGAGCGTGATCGGCCCGATTCGTCCGTCCCCATCGACATGCAGAATCCCCTGTAGCATCCTGGCGGCGGTACCGACGCCGCAGTTCACTCCCAGCGACAGCAGCTTGTTGGCAACTGCCTGGCTGGTGATCTCCTCGATGCACAAAGGCTGGCAATAGTCACGTTCGTAGATCCCGATTGCGAGTTGCAAAGCCCCCATTGCGCCCATGGAGCTGTAAAAGAGACAATTCGTCAACTCCGGGTGGAAATGCTCGTCGATCCCGAACCGAGTGCGCTTTCCATCCACAGCCGTCGTGATTGTTCCGGAAAGAGTTGCATCTTCAAACGTAAGAACGTATTCAATTACCGACCGACTATCTGCCACTGGTCCAGTTCCTTTGAAAGCTATCGCTCGTTTTCATCAACGGCCGCCGAAAACGCGACCACAAATCGTGATCAAGCTGCCGCCTAGGCCGCCCCCGCAAAAGGCAAGAATGCTGTGGACCAACTTGTGGCGCGCGTGGACCTCGATCTTTTCGGCTTCTAGATTTCCGATGCGGCTTTCGTGACGGGAAACTGCCGCCTCGACAACCGGCAGCCGTCCATGCGAACCGTCGACTCCGAGTTCCTTGCGCAGCAGCTTCAAATCCGTATGGCATTCGCGTACCTGTTCTAGGCTCTCGTCGACCTTGTCCTTGAGCTCCGATAGCTCCAGCAGGATGCGCGCAGCGATTTCCGGTTCCAGGTGTAGCGCGGCCGAAGCGCTTCTCGGTTCTGTGTGCTTCCGGTTCTGCGTTCGTCCCATCACAGAACGCCCGCCCATGCCCCCGCCTTGCACACATAAAGCGTGTCAGGAGAGCCGGACCGGTTGGTGTACAGATTGCCCGTATTGCATGAACCTGAAGGCGCGGAACTTCCGGTTTGCCAGCATGATGAGCCGATACATACCTGCGGCGTACTTGTGGTCCCGGGCGGCGATCCCGATGTTGCCGGCCCACCAAAGTCTGTGGTGTAAACAGGCTGAGTAGTTCCAGTTCCAATGAGTCCTTGTGTCGAACCTCCAGTGGTGCGCCAGATATTCATGGTTACCGCTCCGGGCTCGATGGGACAGGTCACGACGATGTAACCGCCGCCAATCGCGAGAGTATTTGGGCCATTTGTGACGGAAACGGTCGTTCCGCCGATAGTGTTGCCAACGGAATCAACTCCCGTGCATTCGTAGCCGTAGTTACCGGACTGAGTGGTGCTCAAAAACAGGCTCGGTGCAGCGATGGTCGATGGCGCAACTACATTCAGCGGCCCAACCAAGCCGCCGCCAAAGCTATAAGGTTCAAGCACAGCATTAGGCTGATCCGCTTTGAGGACTGTAGTTGAGTTCGTGATGATTTGGGAGTTTGCTGCGCCTGCGGCGGCACGGCCTACCGCGAGCGAGCCCTGAAGCTCGTTCGCGGCGCTAGCGTTCCCCTGAACAATCGAGCCGTCTTTGCCGACGTAAATCTCGCCGGCCCCGGAGTTAATGTCGAGCGCCGCCGTTCCGCTGTGGCCCTGCGGAATCGCCGTGTTGATACCGAGGACCGCTTCGCCGTCTGCAACGTTACCCACATACACAATGCCCGGAACTTGGTTTGGGCTTCCGAGGACGGCATTGTATCCAGTCAAGGAAGTGCCCACGCTGTGAGCCGCAGCCGTCGTGCCATATACGCCGCGAGTGATCCCAGTGAGCACCGACCCCGTGTTGCCGGTGTAGCACTCGACCTCAGAGTCGAGGAAGAAACATCCCAAACCGGGGAGGGCGCCGGGGGGCGAACTGTAATTCAGAGTCGTATCGCCAGAGCCCTGGCCGCCGCCCGTAACAGGTGCCGCAGAAACAACTGCGCCGTACCCAATAGGTCCGCAATCGAAGCCATTGTTGTGGATGCTAAGGATCGCCGATGACTTGCAGCCATACTGACCGCCGCCCGTGCCTGAGGGGTAGAGTTGAAGGTTATTGATTGTCGGCGAAAAGTCAAGATATCCGATATCGATTGTGTCATCGGACGTTAGCGTCTGAAAAGCTCCGAAAAGAAGCGCGTCGCCATCGTAACCGGTAAAGTCAACGGGAAACGTTACCGTACTCCACGATGTGGTGTATGGAACGGTCGCCGTAGCTAGCAAGACAGCGGAACCTAGACCGTCCGGCTGTGGCGGAGAATATACGAATACTTTAAAGACGGCATTCTGAGCGACCGACCCCTTGAGCTCTAGCGTGACTGTTGTTTTACCGGCGGGAAGTCGCTGGCCGG